TTAATGAACATTCGTCGCCGAAAACGAGTCTGTATCATTAGCGTGATGCAGTCTCTGCAAAGGATCTTGTTGATAAAATTGACAGAAACGTTGCCACAATGAAGGGAAACGAGGAGCAAAAAGTTCTGGGGCGCTAAAGAAATATTCAGAAAGTACGGCAAAACATTCAGCAGGATCACTGGCAGCATAAGCATCAATGCTCGCCGCATTCTCACCAACTAATTCGATTTCTTCCTGAATGTTGTTCATTGCAGCATGAAGATCGTGTTCCCAGCCAGCAACCTCACGCAACGAAATAAAGGGAACTCCGCTGGCGCGATCGCCGTTACGGGTGTCCAGCTTATGAGCGACTTCATGAATAATCAGGTTAAAACCAGATGCATCAAAAGAATCTTGTATATCCAACCAGTTCAAAACGATAGGCCCTTGCTGCCAGCTCTGACCTGACTGAACAATACGTTGGTTATGCACCAGACCGATATCGTCTTCCCATTCATCATCGACCACAAATGGCGCAGGATAAATTAAGACTTCATGAAAACCATCCAGCCATTCCAGTCCTAACTCCAGAACGGGTAGGCAAAATAGAAGTGCTATCCGGCAGCTTCTTAATGAATCCAGTTCAAAGCCCTGTAAAGGAACAAGCCGCTTTTGCTGTAAAAAACGTTCGGCAAGAGTGACTAATTTGCTTTGTTCCTGTTCCGTCAGACCCGTTAAAAGGGGGATCGATAGTGCTTCCTGCCAGGGAAGGGCAGTTTGATGTGCTGATTCTTGTACTTTCCAGGGCCACTTAATCATCGTTTTGCTCGCAAACTCGTCACTTGAACAAAATTGCACGGACAGGGACTGTTAAAATGCCAAATTTCCTGACATCATGGCAACCATCTGAACGGAGAGATGCCGGAGCGGCTGAACGGACCGGTCTCGAAAACCGGAGTGGGGGCAACTCCACCGGGGGTTCAAATCCCCCTCTCTCCGCCAAAATTCAATCACTTATACATCATTAAGTCAGTGACAAAAATCACACTTGGAATTACTTGGAATATTTTCTTGGAATATTTTCAGGTAACGGGACATCAAGTGTCGGTGAAACTTTAACCTTCCTGTCATAGATTAGCACTTGCCCCTCGGTTTTGTGACCAGAGAAAAGTTGCTTATCCCGACTGCTTCCTTCATAGTCTGAAATTCCTTTCGCCTTCAGATCATGAAAGGTGAAGTCGGTTAAAATACCTGAAATTTTGCCTGCGCGATTTCTTGCTTCTACCCACATTTCGTTAAAGCCTTTGTACATATATCGGTTGCCGTATTGATTGCTGATTACATAGGCGGATTTTGGTAACTGTTTTGCTTTTTCGATCGCCGCCTGTAATCGTGGACTCCATGCTTTTATCTGTTTTTTTCCTGTTTTCCCTTGCTGGATAAAGATCCCGTCGTTTCCAATCTGCTCCCATTTCAGCGATAACACATCGGAAACCCTCGCTGCACACAGATAGGCAATTTCCATTGCGATAAAAACAGGAAGAGGTGCAACGCTTAATACTGCCTGGTATTCTTTGTCGGTTACATATCGTTCGCGGTTTTTGGCCTTGAATTTACTTACACCTGCACATGGGTTAGCCTTCACGAACCCTCGCTCATACCCCCAACTGTAAACACGGGACATACTGCTTTTTTCATGGTTGGCTTGCGTTTTACTCTGTTCCCCTCTTTTGTCCATGTATCGACGGATGTGTTCTGGTTTTATGGAATCCGCTGGTACTTTACCGAATACGGCAAGCAACTTTTTTTGATGTTGCAGATAATCTTTTTGTGTTCTTGGACTGAGGTCACTGTAATAGGCGCTGGCGAGGAATTTTTCCCACAAGCGACCGAATGTCATTGCACGATCGCGATTATTTACAGTTTCCTCATACTTTTTCCATAAAGCAGCTAAACCATCCTTGATGGCGGTTAGTGTGACAGATTCTCTGGATGTTGGTTTCCATACATAACTATATTTATTTGGGTATACATTTGGAGGTAATTTTTCGTGTTCAGGATTTTTCCTTCGTCTTCCCATCAGATCGCACCAAAATTCGGCTCTACCTCGCGTGGTGGTAAAGTTTTATTGCAGGTAAATAGATCCCGGCTGACAATCGGTTTGCCACTACGATTGGTATAGAACGGAAGCCCGTTTTCCATTAACCATTTTCGCTGGTGGCTTGCATATTTGCAGCCCGTTAATATTAGCAATTCATCTTCGGTTAAAAATAAGCTGCTCATAGCTATATCTCATAACCGCCGCTAACTATATGCGGTTAGCGGCGATCAGGGTTGAACATTAAAAATCAGCCTGATTCGGGATCAGTTTTTGCCAGATTGCTGAAACGTATTTTGCCTGGTGACGGGCGTCATCAAGTGCATTGTGGCGCACGCCTTCGAATGGAATAACGGTTCTGGCATCAAAGTCGATTGTTTTTCCCAGCTCAACGATTGTGCGTACATCGCGATCGTTGTGGTAGCGCCACGGGCAGGGGATGTCCAGACGTTCGTATGAGATGCGCAAAATTGCGTTATCGAAAGTTGCACCATTACCCCATACCTGAACGAATTTTTCATCTGAGTATTCGTTGATGAACTCCCGAAACTGCGAAAGGGCATCCTTCAGTTTTACCTGGTCTGTTAAAATGGCAGCTCTGGCTTCACTGGACTGCTTCAGCCACCATTCGATGGTTCCACCGTCAGGAACAGCCCCTGTATTCATTGCGTCAGTCAGACTGATAACGATATAAAATACTGGCCCGATTTCCCCTGTTTGTGGGGCGAAGAAAACCGCACCAATAACCACGATGGGCGCATTGGTGTTGGTTCCCATTGTTTCAATGTCGATCATCAGGTGGTACCACACTCTGCTGGTGGATGTGATAACGTGATGACCGTTCACCGCAATTAAGGGATCTGCCGTCCCGCCAGTTTCATTATCGCTGGCGTGGTCCTGAGCGCTGCCAGCATTCTCCTTGTGTGGATGTTCAGCGCCTTCCATTTCCTTCGGATCATTTTCCTGAACTTCAACCTGATTCTCTTCATCGAATGTTTCCTGGTATGTTGCGTCGCCCATCACCGCGCCACAATCAGGGCAGTTGCCGCCACCGCTCTGACCGCAGGCGGTGCAGACTTTTTCCGCTTCCTGTTGCGCTACTGGCTCAGGTTGTTTCGTTTCTGGCTCGTTTTGTAACGCATTTTGGCTGTTTTGTTCCGCTTTCTGGTCGTTCTGTTCCGTTTCTTGCTGGTTCTGATTCACTGAATCGCGGGTTTCAATCCCCTTCACCCATTTCGGATCATTCGGGTCGCTAATCCCTGCAACAAATTCACCACGTGATACAGCAAGCAACTTATTGGCATCAGGCTGGTTGATATTGGCTGCCTGCATAATTTTGTTTACTTCGTCAGCGGTAACTTTTACCTGATTAACCGGATCTATCTGCGCCTGAGTATCCAGCGATTGCGTGTCCTGGCGATGTTCAGTTGTATCCGGCTCCATTGCTTCAGTCGTTGCCTGTTCATCTGCCATTGCGTCAGACGGTTGTGATTTTTCCTCATTATTTTTTTCTTCTTCTGTTTCGTGTTTAGCAGCAGCCAGTTCGCGGTTAACTTCTTCCAGGATATCTTTTTCCGGTGTATGTCGTGCAGCAGCGAGAGTTTCCTCGGTAGGATTCTCGTGATCAGTCTCCGTTAAATTGGCGTTGATATACCCCTGAAGGCGTCCCGGGTAATGATAAAACTCAGGGTGTGCGCTCCGGATAAGTGCAAAAATAGCGGCACGGGAATAATCCAGGATACCCGGGATTGCGCGAAGTGCTGCGGACCATTCTTTGAACGGACTTTCTTTCTTCCGGACGACTTCTTTTGCGCGACGATAAACGCTGCCCGGAATTTCATAAATATTAAAATCCATCGGAAGTGTGGCTGCTGCAATCTCCACATCCAGCGTATCGAAGGTGTGTACTAAATTCGGATTGCGATCGGTTTTGTTCCCGCCGCCAGCATTAGCACCGGAAGCCGTGCGGGTGATACGTGAAACACGATTTCCCTTCATCCACTCTTTTGTAAGCAGACCTCGATCGGTGTAGTCAGCGCCCAGGTATGCTTCGAAAAAAGCGGTCATCAGTCCCAGGTCTGAATTACCAGGATTAGGGAAAACTTTGTCAGTGTCGCGTACCAGTTTGTGGAGATCGCGAATTTCCAGTGGTTCGAGTTGCGCTGCTTTATTTGAGATGGCCAGCGCGGTAACGGCGGGAAGTTTTTCATCCTGTGCGTTATGTAATGCGCGCAGTTCGTCCCGCGAAACGTGCGTGATCGGTTTTTCGCTGTTGTGTTGCGCCAGCCATCGAACAGGCAGAATCTGACCTGAAACTGGCAGGAGCATATTCTCCTCAATCTCAGTCATGTCTTCACCGTTGACGTTGGTATTGTCAGTGCTGGCTGGTTTGTCCTGAACAGAGGGCGCGATAAGTACCATTGTGATACCATCTTCCCCGCCTTTTTCGTATCGGTTGCAGAATTCGGTATCAAACACGCCTTCCGGAGGAAGGTCATTCACAACGGGTAAATGGACGCGAACAGGTTTTTTAAAATCCTCTTCGTCAAATCCGGCATCGTCCATTGCGACAACACCGCGTGATATTGCAATCGATAATTTTTTTGCTGTGCGCCAGTAAAAACCGCCTTTAATCCCAAGGCGTTTTCTGACTTTGTCATTTTTGGCTTCGTAATATAGTGCAATTTCTTCTTTATCAGCGCTCATTGATAAACCTCGTAACTATTTTTAGGGTGAACAAATCCCTGCCATTGCTGGCATATAAAAATGAAACCGGATATTAATTACGGTGCTGTTTTAAGTCCTGCCGGGATTTCGTTATTGTCCATGCGAATAACTTTATCAACCGGATAACAGTTGCCGGGAATTTTCTGTTCCGCTGCGGCAGCCATGCATTCTTTCATTGAGTCATGTATACCAATAACAAGATCGACTGGTTCGCCTGTATTAAGAAAAACTGTCAGAACGAGTGCAAATGCTGTATTCATTGTCAGCGTCCTTTTTGCATCAGGCGTAAACGGGCCAGCATTGAAACAATGCATATTTGATTTAATAGCTCCCGTTCGTGTTTTCTCTTATTAATGGCATCTTCAGTAAATACAGGGTTACTGATTCTGACACCAATTTCAAAACAACCTTCAGACGTATTAACGTTTGGTAATAACGTTTCCATTATCGCGTCCTCAACAATGAATTTTGTGATGCGGTGCCTGGTGCCTCCAGGTGACGTTAACCAGTTAACAATTAACGCCGGATACAGAGAACCCACCCATAAGAACCAATACGGAAGTCAACTGGCCTTTTTAACTGTTCCGCGTGCGCTGAGCCGCATTCACCGCATCACAAAATTCACTTTAAAAAGGGCGGACATCAGCCAGCAATGAAACTGATGCCGCCAAAAGGTAATCAACATGGGTTGTTGCAGCGGGGTTGTCACTCAGGCGTATGGCCAACCTGACAACCCGGTGTTATCTCGAGGAAAGGATAGCCTCGCCATACTTACCGCCGCGCCATTTCGCGGATTGCCACAACCGGAAGCGCACGGTCGAAGATGCCGGTGGCACGCAACAGAGGGAGAAATAACTTCGCCGTGCGCTTTCGCGTTATGCCCTGATTTTTCAGGGATATATCCTTTCAGTAAACTGTCAGTGCCGAATTCTTATCCGTGTCCGGCGCACGACCACACGTGACAGCGTGTTGGTCTCCATTTTTAACCGCATCTCAATGGAGGATAAAATGCCAACAAAACTATGCCCAGCCTGTAATTCTTCGTCTGATTTTTCAGAGAAGAATGGTTATTATATTTTTGATTGCCCGAAACACGGTGTATTCCATATATCAAAACTTGATGGGATATTTGTGAAACCAAGTCAGTATCAGGCTGACAAGTTAAATAAAATTCTCAATGCCAAAAGAGCGTCAGGCTATACGGGACCTATAGAGGTTTTACCGCGTCCTCGTCTTGTGGAACTGGATTAAACCAGTGCTCCTGAATCGCTCGTATTTTTACCCTCGGATGATTGCCGGGGGTGATTATTAATTCTGGCGGACATGGTTCTCCATTATGACAAATTGCGCTATAAGTGAAATCAGCCAGAGCAGTGCCGGTCATTATTATTCCGAACTTATCAAGCAGCGAGAGCAAATCACGCAAACAGGAGTTATCAGTTTTTTCGTTATAAAATGAATCCCCTGATGCAGAGAGCATTTCACCTCGCTCTGCGATGCGTTTGGCCATTTTCCAGAATTCTTTTTTTGAATACTTTTCCTCGACATAAAAACCCATCGCCGAGGCAATCCGCTTTGCAGCTTCTTCAGTATCCTGGTTGTTTGTTACCGAAACAGAGTACAATCCGATAAACGCATCGCGCACATTACGAGCCATATTATCAGTGTCTTTTTTCGTTACCGATTCCAATGCAAGTTCGTTCAGGTGTTGACGGAGTGTCTGTGCTGCAATCTCCTGGATTGATAGTGGTAAATCTTTAAATTCCATCTTTAACCCCGTTAGCCGTTAGATTTTGCCGAACTGGAAAGCGCCTGTTTAAACTCACTGAAGCTGAGAGCTTCTTCGCCTTCGGCAAGGCCTTCGAAGTATTCTTCGTAAGCCTTTTCCATGATTGCGTCGAAATCCATATCACTCACCTGAATTTCTTTCCAGCCAGCGACGCGCGCCAGATTCGGTTTTAAACGTTTTGCTTTTGGTATATGTCATCGCGGTGAACGTACCGTCCTGGTTGGGGAACACGCCACATACCAGAGATTCGCTGTTGCCAAGATCGATAGTATCCATGCTGACCTCATTTCCCCTTAACGCCGGGGTAGCGGAACAAAAACCTGCTGCATAGTTATTAAAGTTGAACCCTGCCGTCATGTTCTTACGCCTCGGGCTGGCTACTTAACCCCTGACCACTGCCTGGTAACTCGAAGTATTGCCCTGCGTTCTGTGGGACGGGGTGGGTTGGTTGATATGATGTACTTTTTGTTCACTAATGTAAAGTACTTTTAGTACATTTTATGAGAAATAAAGTACCAGGAGGGGGGGAGGAGCATAAACCCGGAGGGAAGTTACCGGATTTATGCAGATTCAGGAGGCTTTTTGTTTTTTCTTTCGCGCTAATTCTTCATAAATTGCGTTGTACTTCTGTTTTTTCTCCTCAAGAGTTTTTAAAAGTTCATCAGTTTCACTGTCAGGGAGTTCATCAAGAAGTTCAATGATGATTTTTTGCCTCGGACTTAACTCCTGATAGAAACGCAGGCTTCCGCTTTCTTCAGTGTCCTCCCCCAGAAGGTAAGTTGGTGTTGTTCCGATAAGTGCTGCCAATTCTTTCAGTTTCTCTCGACGGGGAATTGTCTCTCCATTAAACCATTTACTAACCGCTTTGGGTGTTAGCTTCATTCGACGGGCAATTTCTGCCTGCCTTCCGTGTTGTTCAAAACCAGCATTATCACAGGCTAGCGCAAGCCTGCTGGCGAACTCTTTACGCGCTTCATCTTCATGAACCATAAGTTCAATGATATTTACTATTGAATGTACTGTCAGTTCTGTTATATTGTGTACTCAAGGTTCACATTGTGAGGGTGATATGAGCCATACAACACTTGCAGATGTAATCAAAGCAGTTCGCGTTTCTGTTGTAGCCGATGTTTGCGGTGTCAGCCAAAGAGCAATCTACAAATGGATGAATAATGGAAAATTACCGCGCACAGAATATACAGGCGAAACAAATTACGCTGAAAAAATTGCTCTGGCATCAAACGGATTATTTTCTGCTGATGCGGTTTTGACTATTGGCAGGATTAAGCCTACAGCGAATGAATCACTGGCGGTGAACAATGATATTCACTCCTGAGCAGGCTCGCGAGGCTCTGGATGCCTGGGTATGCCGACCAGGAATGACGCAGGAGCAGGCGACGATATTAATCACGGAAGCATTCTGGGCTCTGAAAGAACGCCCGAACATCGATGTTCATCGCGTCACGTTTGATGATGGCGCGGTTGATCAACGGGCGCTGGGCGTTAACAGGGTGAAGATATTCGAACGCTGGAAAGCTATCGACACCAGGGATAAGCGTGAAAAATTCACGGCGCTGATTCCGGCAATTATGGAGGCTATCCGGATCAGCGATTTCAGGTTGTATTGTGAAATTACTGACGGAAAAAGCATTACGTACATGATCGCCGGGTTAAACAAAGAATATGGCGATGTGGTGGAGTCCGGGCTGCTTTTTGCGGATCCAGCTGTTGTGGAACGTGAGACTGACGAGCTTATAGAAAAAGCCATTGCTTTCAAGCGTGCGTATCGTCAGCAATACCAATATTACTTTGCAGATAAACAAATGTCTGCCAGGGGTTCGTATGAGTATCGATGCACTACGATGGGCTAAAAAGGTGAAAACCGGCAGTTCATCCAGTAAGTCAGTATTGACCTGGCTTGCTGATATGTGCGGTGCCGATTTGTGTGCATACCCGTCTGTATCTGCACTGGCAGAAGTAACGGAGCTGAACAAAAAGACTGTGCAGGACAGCTTACGACACCTGATGGAGATTGGGTTAATTGTTGATACCGGTGAGAGAAAAGGCCGAACAAAGCAAATCGTAGTGTACCGACTTATCGGTGTAGAAGAAAGCGTTGCCGAGCCTGAATACACCCAAAAACGGGAGTCTTTAAAGGTGGGTAAAATTGGTACTGTTAATAAAAACAGTACCGAAAATGGTTATGTTTCAGCACAAAACAGCCCCAAAAACGGAACTCTTAGCTGCATGGAAAATAACCAAAGACACCCAAATTTTCCATCAAAGACACCCAAAAACGGATCACGGAACCCAAAGGAACCCAAAGATCTAAACCCCACACATAATGCACGCGAGAGTGCTCCGACCAGTGAGCAGGAAGTTTTGTCGTTACAGGCAGTGCCACCCGTATTCCTGGATGGCCTGAGCGAACCCATCGGAAAATTTCCGATGACCGATAGCTGGCATCCGTCACGGGATTTTCGACGACGGGCTGCGGTGTGGGGGATGGCTTTGCCGGAGCCGGAATTTACACCTGCTGAACTTGCCGCCTTCCGGGACTACTGGGCAGCGGAGGGGAAAGTATTTACGCAGGTTCAGTGGGAGCAGAAATTCGCCCGTCACGTAAATCACGTCAGGGCGCAGGTTAAACCAGTCAGCAAGGGGGTGAGCCATGCAGCCGCACCAGGTGGCACCGCATCACGGGCAGTTCAGGAAATTCGGGCAGCACGTGAGCAGTGGGAACGTGAAAATGGATTTATCAGCGACGGAAACGGCGTGGAAGCTGTGGGAACTCATGGGGGAGGTTTATTCGAACCGCTGGACCCAGAAGAACGGGGCCGCACCT